TTCAACTTTCGATTCACTAATCTCATTCATTAATGTTGCATTGTGCAATGCATTAGCGGATTGATTGCTATCCAATACATTGCGAATGTTAAGCAATTCGGATTCAATGCGATTATCAGTAGCATTCAAGTTATTAATTGCGTTTTTGTGGTTTTCTATTTTAGCAAACGCATCATCTATGCGAGTATCGGCAAACGGTTTATTACTTGGTGCGGTAAATGGCAATGCCGATGCATTGCGAATTTCATCTATTGTAGTGCGACCCGAATTGATTAATCGCATCAAACAGTTTACGGCATCGCCACGATTGTCAGTTGTTGGTTGCGAATTGTATTGCAATGCCTTATTCAATGCATCCAATGACATAACTGCTAATTTATTAAAGTCTGACATTTCAATTACTCCGGATTAAACAATAAAGGATTCAGCGTCAACACTACAAATAGGCAAACCGTGACTAATCCATTTTTGGGTTAGTCTTATTTTCATTCCACACTTAGGGCAATAAGCCATAATCAATCGGGTTGATTGTGTTGCACTATCAGGCAATGAAACCTCAGCATGCGGATAATCGCCTAATTCAGCAATCAATTCACCGAATGTAATTGCAAATTGAGTATCTGGCAATGTATTCTCAAAAGATAATGCATTGCATATCCGAATAAAATCGGAATTGCTATCGTTAGTGGCAACATTAACCAATTGAATGGCTAATTGTTTGCACACTTCAATTGGATCGGCAATTGTCGGACTAATTAGAATGTTGAATGTACCATCGGCAGAATGCTTGGCATTAATCGTTTCGCTAAGTTTCTTTTTGCGTCCCGTGGTAAGACTGCAAGAAACTTTAATCTTATCCATTGGCAATCCATTGGATGAATTACCGTTAATGATCAATGCAAATGATGCCATTGCATTGTTTAGCCATTGTTCCCGATTCATTATTTAAACTCCAATTAGGAAAACAGAAACTGAACGATTGTCATATCGGCAAACCATGCGCCGATAATGATCGCTAGCCATGCGCCGATGGTGATGGTCGCTAGGACCGTCAGGACCGTTTCGGTCGCTCTATTAGTAGGGTTCAAGGTAGTAACCTCCGTTGATGATTGCGATGCAATGCATCAAACGGCAAAAGCGCTTACTTGGTTGACACGATTGTGTGAGTGTTAGGGTTTCCCCTAGTGCGACGGGTTGACGCACCATTGTTGGGCATGTCGCAATGAATAGCGAACGAATAGGAAACGGGTATTGCTAACCAATGATTGATTAGTGACAATCTAATGATTAGTTTAAACGGCTAGGGATAGAAACGTGAAAAACCGTAGGGAATTGATCGAAGCGCTAGATTCTGGCAATGTTGCTAGTGATATTGATGAATTGATTGCAATTGCTAATGCGAACGATGGAAACCCCGGAATCAGTGAATCAATGGCAGAATCAGTAGAGCAATCAGATAAAAGAATAAGGAAGGATGGTAAACCATGGGGTAGCAGAGTAAAGGATAAGAGCGGTAAACGTATAACCCCTAAAATGCGATTGTTTGCGTCATTAGTCGCACAAGGTAATAGTCCTAGGGAAGCATATAGACAAGCTTATAACGCTAGCAATTGCTCCGATGCAACAATTTATGCATCTAGCAATAAGCTTATGAGTGATCCAAGGATAAGTGTACTAATGGAGGCAGTCTGGACCGATGTCCACAAAAACATTGTAGATGACGCAATTGCCATTCGTCGGCATGTCATGGATCAATTGTTGGAGCATTCAAAGGATTCAAACGCTCGTTTAAACGATAGACTAAAGAGTCTAGAGTTACTTGGGCGATCCATTGGATTGTTTACTGATAAAACCGAATCGAAGGTCGAAACGGTAGATGCGGACCAATTGAAGCGCGATTTAGAAAAGCATATCGCTACGTTCGATTCCGTACATTGATTGGCGTTTAAATGCATTGCATGGCATGGCATGTTTAAACTGATATGGCGTTACCCCACCACCACCCCACCCCGCCGAATTGGCGGTACGCCGCCGCCACGCCTTACGCTCTATTCCCCACATCCCATTCTCAATTCCCAATCAATACGAACGTTCTCCCCCTACCCCTACGCAAATTCTCAGTTGACTTTAATTTAAACAATCTACAGAATACCCCCCCTATAGCGAACGTTCGCGTTTAGGCGGGGGGTATATAAATTTTTACAAACATGACTGAAAAGCAAAAGCTAGTGCTGGACTTTATCTACGCTTATACAAAGCTCAAAGGTTTGTCGCCTTCATACATGAACATTGCGCGAGGGTTAGGATTGAAGAGTAAGAGCAACATTCACAGGCTAGTGCATGAGCTAAAAAAACAAGGACGGTTAGAGATGACGCCTTACCAGATGCGTAGTTTGGTGTTGCCTGATGCAACTGCTCAGAAGATCTCTAAGCTATGAGCTTATTAGGAAGAGATGAGGTATTGCGCTATAGGAGGATGTTAGAGAGTCTGCCTCCTGATCATCCTAATGTAGAGAAGATAGCTAAGTTGCTAAAGGCTGATCGTGTTGAGCGATGCAAAGACAGTTTTTTAGCATTTACGCAGGAGATGTGGTCTGCGTTTATCTCTGGGAAGCATCATAAGATTATGGCAGATGCTTTTGAGAGAGTTGCTGCTGGTGATCTTAAGCGGTTGATTATTAACATGCCGCCGCGTCATACTAAGAGTGAGTTTGCCAGTTATCTGTTTCCGGCTTGGTATCTAGGCAAGTTCCCTGAGAGAAAAATCATTCAGACTGCCCACACCGCAGAACTGGCAGTTGGTTTTGGGCGAAAGGTTAGGAACATTGTTAACACGCCGGATTACCAAGCAATCTTCCCTACCAAGCTTTCTAGCGATTCCAAAGCAGCGGGTAGATGGAACACCAACAAAGGCGGTGATTACTTCGCTATTGGTGTTGGAGGCGCGGTAACAGGTAAAGGTGCAGATGTGCTGATCATTGATGATCCACATTCTGAACAAGAAGCAATGTTAGGAAACCCGGCAGTGTATGACAGGGTGTTTGAGTGGTACTCATCAGGACCACGACAGCGTTTGCAGCCGGGTGGTGCAATTGTAGTTGTTATGACCCGGTGGTCTAAGAGGGATTTAACAGGGCAGATCTTAGACAACTCTATCAAGCGGGAAGGTGACGAGTGGGAGGTTATAGAGCTTCCAGCGTTGTTGCCATCTGGCAATCCGTTGTGGCCTGAGTTTTGGAAGAAAGTTGAGCTTGATGCAATCAAAGCTGAGATCCCGGTAAGTAAATGGGAAGCGCAGTACCAGCAGAATCCTACATCTGAAGAAGGCGCTATTATCAAGCGTGAGATGTGGAAAATCTGGGAATCAGATCATCCTCCTCCTTGCGACTACATCATTCAATCTTGGGACACTGCCTTTGAAAAGAGTTCAAGGGCAGACTATTCAGCTTGTACAACGTGGGGCGTGTTCTACATGCCCAATGAAAACGGTGATGACGTAGCCAATATCATCTTGTTGGATGCGTTTAAAGACCGCATGGAGTTTCCTGCGCTTAAACGCAAAGCACAGGAAATGTACAAAGAATGGGAACCTGATGCGTTAATCATTGAGAAGAAAGCTGCCGGTGCGCCTTTGATATATGAATTGAGGCAGCTTGGAATTCCATTGTCTGAGTACACACCCTCAAGAGGCAATGATAAGATTGCCCGTGTAAACGCGATATCAGATGTATTTGCTTCTGGTTTTGTCTGGTGTCCAGATACTAGATGGGCAGAAGAGCTAGTAGAAGAAGTCGCGTCTTTCCCAAACGGGGACCACGATGACCTTGTGGACTCCACCAGTCAGGCTCTTCTTAGATTCAGGCAGGGCGGTTTCATTAGGCTAGATACCGACATGAAAGAAGAAGAGCAAGTGTTTAAACGTAAAGTGGCGTACTACTAATGACTATTGATAAAGCTCTCTACTCGGCACCTGAAGGTCTTGAGTCTTTGGATGACGGCGAAGAACTGGACATTCAAATTGATGATGAGGAACTTGGTGATACCCAAGAACCTCTTG